GACCTGCATGGCTGAGCCTGCGCTAGAGAGCCTTGTAACGCCCGTAGGGACGATAAAACCCTTAGCCCGTAGTTCGCTGCACCGTTTCCAATAGCAACACTTAGGACGGCTTAGAAGCCCTGAGAACAGTCCAGCCTCCTCATCGGTCAGGCCGTCCCGGTGGGAGTACTCTGCGAGAAGTTGCATCGCTTGAGTTTGTCTCCGTGGTTTCACATCGCTAGCGCCTAAGGCTGAGGTGATGGGGTCTGTACTGCGGAACAATGGCATGTCTTCCCACATCATTAGTACCCCAAGTCTCTAAAAGTGTCCATGATGTTCGCAATAAGCATTGGATCATCACCGAGTTGTTCAGCAATTTCGTGGGCGTTTAAGCCCCACCAGTATCCCTCGAGGACTGTGGCATGGAAGGTGTCCATCTCTGGCATCTTGTCTCCTTTGTTCAGGGGCTCTTGGTAGCCCGTGTAAACATTCTGCCTGATGTGTAAACACAAGTCAAGCACCGAGAAGTCGGAGGGCTGGAGTGGGGGAGAAACGACACACCCAACCCTCCTAGCCCCTAGGAGAGACCAAGCCCCTAGGGAGTCTTTACAGGCTTAGGTAGGGCGCGCCATGCAGCCTCAAAAGCCTCTGGGGATTCCCAATCGTTGGACACCTCGACATGAAGCCATGCACCGCCGGGTGTGCCTGCGTTGTCGGTAGCGGTAAACACCTTTACGCCTTTGACACCTTCGCCTCGGGAACAGCGGTAGCCACGTCCCCACGAGGTTTTGTCTTTCGGATCCTGCTTAGGGTTCAAATACGAGTAATCGTGAATCTCACAGATTCGCAGCTCTTCGCTGTGTTCGATGAGCCAGTCCCATGCTTCTCGGGCGGTGGCACGGCCTGCACGGGTGGCTGGGTAGCCCATGTCCACAGCGAAGCCTGTCGCATGGACTGAGAGGTTCTTTGAGCCTCGCATGGGGCGGTTTGCGTACATGCCTAGGTTGGTGAATGCCCATCGGCGTTTGCAGAGGTCGTAGAACTTCTTGGTCACGGGGTCTGTGGCTTTGCCATCCCACGCTGGGTAGAACGGGTATTTGCGTGGCATCAGTTGTCCCTCAGAACTCTTACATCGGCGGTGCCAGTTGTGACGATGCCGTACAGGGTGTCGCCATCTCGAAGGGTGATGTCGATGGGGCTTGTGTGTTTTTCTACGGCTGTACCTGCAGCGGTGGTGACGGTTGCACCGCCTAAATAGACGATGGTGTTGCCGTCTACGTGGAGGTAGATCGTGCGTGTGCCTGTTGCAGCTGCTACGAGCAGGGTTGGCGTGGTGGCGACTGTGACGGTTGCGCTAATCATGGCACTGGAGGTGTGGTCGGTGGGTCTTTGGGCTTGTCTTTGAGGCCGTTGCCTGCGAGCAGTCCGATGAGACCACCTGCGAGGGTCATCAGCATTGGTGAGAGGACTGCCCACGCTTCTGCGTCATTGGGTGCCTGCTCGAGAGGCTGTACCACGAACAGCAAGCCGTAGATCAGCGAGACAATTGCGGCTACGAATGAGAATGAAAGTGCTACGCCTACGATGAGGATTAGTCGGGCTTTGATTTCTTCGTTGGTGAGTCTTTTTTCGGGGTTCATTGGCATCGCCTTTCGAATGTGCCGTTGGCTTTTGTGGTGTCGCAGTTTTCGCGGACTCGGTCAGCGCAACTACTCAGGGCTAGGCAAAGCAGGGCTATTGGCAATAAGCGCTTCATAGGCTTGCAACTCCTCGTCTGTCATTTCACGGGTTGTTCCAATGTCGTCAATTTGAATCAGTGGTTTGCTCATAGTTAATTCCTAAATCCGTAAACGCGAATAGTTCCACCAGTCAAAGTTGCACCGACAGCTGCTGGGGTAATCGTAAAACCAGTAGAAGAAGTAGTTGAGTTCACATAACCAGCAAAGGCGTATTGAGAACTTCCACTAACCCCATTTGAAATAATCCCTTTTCGGGTTGTGGCAAATGGGTTCATAATGTCAAGTGAAGCAGCGTGAAAAGTTGCATCTCCTGGGCCATAAATAAAAGATGTTGAAAGCCCTGGGCCAAACCCGCTAACAGTTGCCGACCCGTAGTTCAGGAAAGTTCCTGCGTTGTTGTAAACACTTCCAGTAATGCCTGTGAGTTGAATTGTCATGTTTGTTCCTGTGCTTGCAACACCACCAGCAATAACGATTTTGTAGTTGGTGTAATCGGCGGAAAAACAATCTGCGACAGGAACGCTCGAAACGCCTGTGCCGATAGTGACGGTCTTGACAAGCCACAAACCGACAGCGTTCATGTCCGCAGCGGTCAAAACCTCGCCAGTAGCAAAAGATGGAAAACTCATAACTAATAACCTAACTTGTTGAAATCGAGCCTGCCGAAAACGGCATTGTTCAAAATGAGATAAGCGTTCAGATCAGCACCGGACAAGTGGAAAGTAAACGAAGAACTAGCAGGTGAAGCAGACATAGTCACACCCTCCACAATGCACTGATAAGTGGTGCCACGAAACGCCACAGAAACCTGACGGCCGACAGTCTTGCCGAACTCGCCGTTAACACCCATCTTGTCCAACTGGAACGAAGCCTGAGCATCACCCGAACAAGTCACCGAACTAATAGCAAAACGCGCCGTCCCGTAATTCGACAACAAATAGTTGCCGTAGTCAGTTGCCTGAGCTGTGGTTTCGTTCAGTGTGTTTGTCTGATACGTGCGGAACGGTGCCGTAGCCCCCACCTGTGTCACCGTGGCAGCGCCAGCCGATTCAGGGGTGACCGTGACCTGCGTGTAAAAGTTGTCTGCAAGGCTGTCAAAGTTGATCTGGTTGTAAACCTGATTCGTAGCGTTATTAGCGACATCCGAAAAATTAACGGTACTGACCGAACTGAAAAACGGTGAAATAATCGTTGAGCCGTTGAAAGCAATGCCGTCCCACAAACGGCTGTTCGTGCTTTGACAGACACGGTTCACCCAGTCGCCCCAAGTGCTGTTTACAGTCGTAGCAGCAAGACGGGTACTAGACGACAAAGGCAAATAACCAAAGTTCAAACCCGTCTGAATGTTTGCGTTTTGGAACTGGTCAACAATGCTAGAAGCAGCCATCGAGTAGCCGTTGCCCTGCATGCGACCCACAGCAGCGAAAGCACCCTCACAAGAAACATTGAGAAAGTCAGCTGGGCCTACGCCACCCGCATACGGGATGCCGTACGTTGCGTTTACATCAGTTATTTCTCCGTACCAAATAGGGTTCGCAGTACCTGTGGTATTTGAGATTCTGATGTATGACCCGGCAACTAACTGGGTAATAGGCGAGGCGTAGCCCGTGGGATAGCGCATTTCAAAAGAAGCAATAGAAGCGTTTACAGCGTCAAGTTGTGCGCTTTTACCAATTTTGATTGTGATGTTTTGAACATTGGTTAAGCCAGTCCACGTCGAGCCATTAGTTGAGTAAGCGACGGTGTAGGACTGGAGAGCCATTAGAAAATGTTGCTCACTCGGATAGGCACAGATCCGTTTTGACGCATGTAGGTGCGTAGAGCTGCTACGACGGCGTTCGGGTCTCCGCCGTTGACATGGATAGTGACGTTGTTACCGCCACCCATGCCGAACTCGCCAGCACGGGACAAAGGCACAACAGCCTCAGGGCCAGCCTCACCAATCACCGCAAGAGTGGCAGATCGGACAATGCCACCGTCTGCCAGCATCGGGATATTGGGCACGTCGAAGCCTTTACCGCCGAAGCCCGGCACAAACGACGGGAACTTAAACGACAACTTGCCAATGGAGTTATTCCACAGCGAAGCAATGCCGTTGAAAATGCCCTTGTAGATCGTCAACAAAGTCTTGAAGTAAGAGACCACAAAGTCAAAGCCCACCTTGATGCCACTGAAAACAGCGTCGACAACATTGCGGAAACCCTCAAACTTCTTGTAAGCCAAAACCACAGCTGCACCGACAGCAACAACGCCAATGATGATTGCTGAGAATGGGTTGAGCGCCATAGCGAGGTTTACAGCCATGATGGATGCAGCGATAACAGCAATGGCAGCACCAACGGCGAGGATGATGCCCGGGTGCTTAGCAGCCCAATCACCGAACTTTGTTAGGTACGGCAACACCGCCTCAATCGCTGGGAGCAGTGCAGCGCCGATGGACTCCTTGGTTTCATCAAGAGCAATGCCAAAACGTTTGAACTGTCCTTGAGCCGTGTTTGCAGCCTCGGTTGCAGCGCCGCCAGTAGTGTCTGCAATAAGGGACATGACGGTCTCAAAGTCAGCGCCGTCCTTAATCATCTGACGATACTCAGGAGCAAGTTTTGCTAGCGCAGTGAGGTTGCCACCCATAGCCTTCGCTATCGCATCTGTGACCGTCGCAAGGGGCTTACCAGTCGAGGCAGCAATGTCCATCGCAGCGTTTGCATACTGCTGAGCCTTTGTGACATCGCCAGTTGCCTTGGCGAGTTTCGACAAAATCGGCCTCAACTCTCCGTCGGTAATTCCGAGCAAAGTGCCTTGTGTGCTGATCCAGTCCTCATTGGCTGCAATCTGTTGTTCAGTAGCGCCAGTAGCACGGCGCAAGTTATTCGCTAACAGATCCTGTGCAGCTGCGTCTTCCATTGCACCCTTTGTTGCGTCAAACAAAGCAGCGCCCAAACCAGCCACAGCAGCCGTAGCAGGAATCAAAGCCTTCTTGAATGCAAACTTGGTTTTGGCTGCAGCGCCGTCCAGCTGTGAAAATTCTTTCTTGGCTCTTTGTACTCCCGAAGAGTCAAACTCGCTAAAAATGTTAAGTACAACAGACATGGCTAAATGTTCCCACCGCGTCCAACTTGACGCATAACTCTCGAGACCAAGTCTTTCAACTGACCTTCAACTTCGGCTTGCTTAACTTCGTAGGCACGGTAAAGAACTCGAGAAGGCTGACCGAAACGGCGGTCTAACTGCTGACCTAGATCACCTTTGCGAGCCATGTCAAAAATGGTTGCCTGAGTGCCACCCCAACGAATACCAAACACGCCCACATTTTGTTTAAACCCGAGCCCGGTATCACGGATCTTCTTGCCTGATGTAAACGCTTTGAGATTCTTACGAACCATCATTGACTGCCAATGCATGATTTCTTTGCCTGACTTGCCCTTCCACGAATACTTCATACCCGACAACGGAGGGTCAACAGGCATACGACCATACGCCTCCTGGATCACAGGCTGGACAATTTCTTTGAAGTCTTTCGTGACCTGCCTACGGAGCTTCTTGTCGATGTCATTTAATTCTTTGAGAGCCTCTTTGAGACCAACGACTTCCATGCCAAATTCAGCGGCCACGTTTACTCTCCTTTGCTCTCTTCTTCAGCACATCCAACATGGTGTGCAGCTCTTGTGTATCGAATGGGATTTGGTGAGGCCAAAACCCCGTTTCAACTGCTAACTCGCAGATGGTTCGGAGGTAAGAGCCTCTTGCGTAGGGTTTGCAGCGTCCTCGTTTACAACTTCTACTGACACCAGTTTCTTGATGTAGTCATCAAAGACGGCTGGGACGGTGATGCTGTTTTGCTTTGCGCCTTCAAAGGCGAGGAAAGCGAGGTGCTCCATTGCGACACCGGAGGCAAGGTCAGAAGCGCGAATTTTGAACTTGCGCT